TTATAAAACCTTTAAGTCTAATGGGACCAGCAAATAAAGTTGCTGTAGCATTATTAATAGTAGCTCCACTTGCTGAATTTGCAAATATATCTGATCCTGCCATTTTTTCTCCTATATTAAATTATATTTTTTTAAGTTATCATATAATAGAGCAATTCTGTCATCATGAACAGTACTTGGTTTTAAGTATTCTGCTTGATAAGCTTTAGCTTGAACATTTCCTAAATCTAATGGTATTTGATTTAAATTTACACTTGGAGCTTGTCCAATACCTTCACTATCTATTACTGTTGATCCTCCACTAAATGTGTCTATTACTTTTTCTATATTTTCTAATTTTTCTTCTAATGATTCTTCGGTATCTTTTTCTTTTTCTTTATCTTTGGTAGTAATAATTCCTTCATCTTTTTGATAAATTTCTTCAGCTTTTTTAGCATCACCGCCTTCTAATACTGTTGTAGATATATCAGTTTCTTCATCATCATCTTTTAATTCAGTTACTTTTTTATCTTTAACTTTAATTAATTGATCATCTTCTTTACCAATATTTTTAAAAGCATTTCCAGTTTTATATAAAAAATCTAAATTTAATTCCATAATTCTCCAATAAAAGGAGGCCCGAAGGCCCCCTAAATTATTATTAAGCTATCGTAAATGTTCTTTGCAGATGATTATCTTGAACGTAAGTAACAGAAGTTGTTATAGCTCCTGTATTACCATCGCCATCTGTACCAGTAAATACACCTACTACTTTAATATCAGAAGCTCCAACATTTGCCATTAAACCTAAAGCTGCAGAAGATTGTGATGTTCTTCCTAAAGCTTTACAGTTTGCAGCAGCAGTGAATGCTGTAGCATTCGAAGTTGTTCCTACTGAAAAAGTTGCAGCATTTGTATCATTTGATACTTCAGTAACATCTACATGCACAAATAAAATTTGTGAATTAGCAGGAATTACAGCAACATTTGTATTTGCTGTTGCTCCAGTAATTGTAACATCTTTACCTTGTGCCATTGTTACATAGCCAGTGTTTTTTACATTCGAGCCTAAAGTGCTACCAGTAGTTTCATTAATACTACCAGCTAATACCGGACCCGAAAATGTTGTTTTTCCCATAAGTCTATCCTCCTTTAAAAAATAGTCTGCTTGCGCAGTCGTTTGGGTTACTAGGCGCCGAAGCGCCTAGTAGTGATTAGTGATTACGCAGCTCCTTCGGAACCGTATACACCTCTCCAGTCAGTGAAACCGAAAGAATATCTTTCTCTAACTTTGTATCTCAAGTTACCAGTTTCAAAATCGCCTTCTACAGCTTTTTTGATTGGTGCTCTAACAAAGTGTTTCATTCCATCTGGGCAATCAGTTAATATAAAATATGCATCAGGGTCAGTAAATCTTTGATTTACTACAACACCTTCAGGGATCATACCCATATTTCTCATTGCGTTGATGTCATTGTCAGCAGTTCCCGGTCTTAAATTAGACTTAAGGATTCTTTCTGCAATAAACACCAATTGAGGTGGAACCGCAAGTTTTCTTCCAGATAAAGCAACAGGTATACTTCTGTCATCAACAGCTGTTGAGATTTGAACTAAAATTGTCTCTAAAGACGTTTCAGATAAATCTGCAGCAGTAGCTAATGTATTAGAAGCAGTACCGCCACCACCTAGTGGATGAGAACCATTTAATAATGATACTCCGTCTCCACCAACTGATGTGCCAGTTGCGTTATTGAAAACATTTGCGCCTTTTACTTCTTTAGTTTGTTGCATTGATCTTGCTAGTGCTCTTGCGTATTTAGCGCCTAGAGAACCGTACAAGCCATCTTCTTCAGCTTCCTCAGTTATTGCGAATGCTAAAGCGACAGTTTCATGCACATACCTAGAAACAAAGCCTTCTCTGCCAGAATCATAATTGATCATGGCACCTTCAGCTTTGGTTGGTGCAGCACCGAATCCGATCATTTGTACATCTTCTTCGAATGCTTTCATTGATTGCTCAGTAGAATATAAAGCTCTCCATTGTTCAGGATATCTATCATATTCCATACCAAACACGGTATTTAAACCTAGATTGAGCTGTTTGGTAAATAGTGCTCTATTTAAAGCCATTGTATTATACTCCTATAGGTTAAATACCAGCCGTACGAGTACCGTATAGAGATAGGTTAATTACCACTTCTACATCAGCATCTGCGCCAACTGCGTTGTTAGGATAATCAATTAACCGTAGAACTCTCAATGATTTTGCAGTTGCTGCAAGAGTTGAGATATCCAATTCGTCAGTTGAATGTCCGTATGTTGAGTTATAAGTTCCAATAGTAATATTCGCTAATTCGCCAACATTTGCGTTTGCGAAAGTTCCATTACATTGAATCTTGTATGTTATGTTTGGATCATCATAAACATATGCTTTAATCGAATCACTCGATTTAGCAGTTGTTGCATTGTTCCAAACTTTCTTAAATTTAACATCGCCTGTGTCATTATCGATGTACTCAACACCATGAAAAACTCCGAGCACTACTCCGCCCGCTGTTCCTCTGATGATTGTACCATCGGTATGAAGTGCAACAATATCACCACTTGCAAGATTAGCTGCATAGCCGTTTGCAATTAGATATTCATTACTTCTTATAACACCGCCTGTTAAATGTCTTAACGGTGTGAAACCGTTAGGTGCATCTACGTTTGCCATAGTTATTTGTCTCCATAGTTAGTTTGTTACTCTTTCATGCCGCCTCTAGTAACAGAACTTTTATAAGACCTTTGTATGGGTTGTCCCGGTGATTCTACTCTATTCATATCTTGTTGAACTGAACTCATTAAATTTTCAGTCATTTTTGCGTAATATTCATTACGTTGATTTACCATTGCTTCTGGCATTTCACAGAGTACCATTCCTTCTATACCTATACATCCCACAAATTTACCATGTTCTATCGTTGGAAAGTGTTGAGCATTCTTGACAGTTTTAATGTCTCGTGGTTGCCAACCTTCTCTCAATCGTTTAGCTACATTTGTCGGCGTTTCCTGTCCCAAGACCATAGTGGCAATCCATCTTTGTTTCATGCCAGGTCGTGGATCAGGCGCTTCTAATAAGTTACTAGGTCGCCATTTTGAAACTGTTGCAGATTTTTCTACTCTAGTTTCGTTGTTTATTTTATTTGTTTTATTCATGTCAGGCTCCTTTACGTTCCTGTATTTTGATCGCTAAAATCTTTTACTTCTTTAGCAAATCGTTTTAGTGCTGCTTCATCATTAATGTTAATACCAAAGTTTTTAGCAGTGGTAAGATCATCACTTGTGAGCTTAACTCTATTACTACTTGTTCCTTTTTTACGAGAAACTCCAGCAACCGGAGATTGCACTCTGTTAGTTTTTTGTACTACATTTTGATTACTTTTGGAAGTGTTTTCTTCTGATTTAGTAAAATAACCAAGACCACTTGCTTTTAGTCTTTTATTCATTTCATCATAATAACCAGGATCATGCACATCCCAACCTTCTTCAGTTAATTCAGCATCAATTCCATAAGCCATTGCAGTTTCTTTTCTAAAACCAGGCTTATTAAACCATTGTGAATTTTCTTTTACCCATTCAGAAGCTAAAGGTGGAGCTTTATCTTTTTTCTCCTTAACTTTAGGTACTCTAGCAGCATAATCTTCAGTTTTTGTCATTTGACTTCTAATTTCAGCAAGATTTTCATACAATTTAACTTGTTTTTCTGTATTTCCTTCTTCAATTGCTGATTTTAATTCATTTGACACTGCAGTAGCTTGATTAGAAAGTGATTTATTAGCCATATCATAAGTTCTTTTTTCCATAGAATTTATTTTTTGTTCTAAATCAACTATTCTTTGTTCAGCTTCTGCTCTTTTTGCTACTTCTTTCTGAATTCTTTTACGAACTTTAACAGAATAAGGCATTTCTTCTGAATATGAAGGTATTTTTTCAGTAGGTTTAGTTTCTACATCATATTTTACTTCATTCTCATAAGATATATCTGTCCCATGATCTTTTTCTTTTTTATAAGTTCGTTTATGTTCTTCTTTTTCACTTTCATCAGAAGATTTTTCTTGTTCTTGTTGTAATTTCTCTAATGGATTTAAAGGTACCTCTACCTCTTGTCCTTCTACAACTTCATCAAGTTTAACTTCTAAATCTTTCTTTTCTTTTTCATTCTCGGGCATAGTATCTCCTATGTTGTCATTAACTTATGTTAATGTTTGTTATAATTGTTGAGTTATTATATCTGGACTTTCCAGAGTTGCAATAATCTCATCATCATTTAATAACAGCATTTTAACCTTTTGTACAGAAATTCTTGCACCTGCATATCTACCAAAAATAACCCAATCACCTACTTTACACCACGGTTTTTTTCTATCACTATAACATTCTTCACCCATTGCTATTATTTGACCTACACTATTTAAATAAGCTTGACTATCTTTGCTTGAATCAGTCAATATAATACCACCTTTTGTTTTTTCTATAATTCCTCTAGGTCTTATTAATATTCTATAACCTACTGGTTGAGGTACTTTATCAGGTGTAGGTATACTATTATCAGTTGCCCATGTATCATTATTAATCATCTTCTATTTCTCCTGTTTTATATTTTTCAATTAATTCATTAATTATTTCAAGTGATTTATCTAAACCTTGTCCATATCCGTAGACACGTTTAAATTCAGAAAAATTATCTACACCTTTAGATAATAAATTATTACTTAATTCTTCTTTATGAGTTTTTATTTTTTTTTTGATCGCTTGTAGTAGGCGTTCCATTTAAAACTTTCTTTATTGTATTTGTTAAGTCAGAAAAACTTACTTCTAAATCAGAAGAAACTTTAGCAAGTAAAAGTGGTTTAACTTTTTTAATAGAAATTTTTTTATTTTCTAAAAATTTTTTAGCTTGTCTTATGGCTTCGGGTTTTATAGCCATTATTTTCTTTTATCTTTTCTAGCAACTTTAGAAGCTGTCTCTACTATTTTAGCTTTAGTCTCAGCATCTTTTCTAGCATCTTGTTTTTCACTTTGTTTTACACCTTGCATAAATCTTGCTTTTCTAATTTGAAGTTCTTCAGCTTTTAATTGAATATCAGCTTGATCTTTTTGAGCTTCCCTTTGTTGTTTTTGTTCTTCGGGAGAAGGAGGCATACTACCAGCTAATTGTTGTGCAGCTTGTGCAGCATTTACTGCTATTCTATTTTCTTCTTCTATACTTATTTCTTTAGAAGGTTCATTATCTAATTCTCTATTAAAATCTCCAGATGAAACAGGGTTTCCCGGAGGAACTGATGCTTGCATTTGTTGTTGATATAAATAAGCCATATGTTGACCCATATGAGCTAACATTGCTGGATATAATCTCTCTTTAGCTTCAGGATTTCCACCAAATCTAGGATCATTCATAAATTGAGAATGAACTTGCATATGAGCTTGATGATCTTGATCTTCAAATACTTGAATAGGCATAGTATTAAGAATAGCCATATTCTCTGATACTGGATCACGTCTAGGAGTATCTTCATCTTCTATTATTAAATCCATATAATCTGGAATACTTAAAGCTTGTAAAAATCTTCTTGTTGCTTCTTTTACATCTACTACATCAGGAGTTTCTCGTGCTAATTGTAAACCAGTTTGAGCTAAAGCTATTCTTTGAGCTTGAGAAAAGATATTAGGATCAGATACAGGAACAACACTAATTGAAGAACTGAAATCTTTTCTTCTAATTTTTTTATTTTCACCTATTACTTCAAAAGAATATTCATCGTCTAAATATTCTCCATTTAATTCATAAATTAATTTAAATTCTCTACCTTGAGCTTGATGTATTCTTTTATGAATAGCACTAAATACTTTAGACCCTTGTTCTATTAAAGCAATAGTAGTTCCAACTGGACCTGATCCAGCTGAATCTCCAATCATTGCATCTGCAATAGAAGCAAAACGTCTCCCTGACTCAGTTAACACTCCAAGTAATTGGAGTAATGTTGGTGATGGTTCTTTGAAAGGGAGAGGAATAAAAGATTTACGCAAGTCATCACCATATGCTTCTACTTCAACCCATTCACCTGGAGAGACAGTAATATCTCCTCCTTCAATTCTTGCTCCTTTAGCTCTAAAACCTCCATTGAGATTTGCAAAAGCAGCTGAATCTAATAGTGCTCTTAAAGCACCAGTGCTTGCATGTTGAAGTCCACCTATCATTTGTATAAGACCGAAGCCGTAAAAGCCCAAGCCAGGAAGATATTTATAATGAATAAAATAAGTTCTTTTTCTTCTTAATGAATCTTCTTCTTTCCAATTTCTTCTAATAGATAAAACTCTTTGTGATTCATAATCAATAGTAACAATATAAGGTAAAGCTAATCCATCTCTATCTTCACCTAAATCTAAATTTGCATGGACTTCTAAAAGAGTATGTATTTTATCAGCCATACTTGGTGTCATACCTTCTAATCTTTGTAAAGTTTGTTCAACCATATCTCCACTATTAGCTCCTGCATTACTTTCAGCTTTACTTAATGGAACATCTTTATAATAACCTGAAATTTGATGTTTTCTTATTTCAGTTCTTGTTAATTTCATTATTTGAGTATATCTATCTGCTGTTTCTAAATCTGTATTTTCCATAGAGATTACAAAATCTTCTGCTGGTACAAATTTAGAGCAAATTCTATCTAAGGTATTATCAAAATATATTTTTTTAAAAGCACTTCCTGCAAGAGATAAATAAAATAACATTTGATCTAGTTCATTAAAATAATCAGGGATTTCTTGAGTTACTTGAAAGTTCATGAAGTCTTGAACTCTTTGTGCTTGTTCTAATTTTTTATCTGTAGTTTTTCCAATAATTTGTGTTTTAACAGGACCACCTGCTGGAAACATTTCAGCAATAGCTCTAGCTTGAAATTGTGTTGCTGCTTCTGCAAGTAAAGGATGATGAACACCAGAGGCTCCTGGAAAAGGATCTTGTCTATCTTCTACTACTATTCCTAACATTCGTAATCCTTTAGAATATTGATCTTCCCAATTTTTTCGAGAACTTTTATCATCTTCATAAGCTCTTACTAAATCTTTTCCTATTTTTGCAACTTCTCTTTCATTTAATTCTTCTGCTAAATTTGTATAATGATTTCTTTCAAAGACTTCTTCATCTTTTTCAGTTTGATCTTGATCTATATCAACCCTAACTTTTTCACCTTTATCATTTGTGAATTGTAATTTTTTTTTATCTAGTTCAACTTCCATTATATTTTCTTCTTCTTCTTTTTTTTCTTTTTATAATTTCCAGATGCTTCTTCTTTTTCCCATTTTTTAGCCATCTTTGGTTTATTAATGTGCATCCATTTTCTTTGTTTATCTGATCTAAAAGGCATATGTTTTTTTAATAGAGTGAGCTTTAGTATTAAAACGAAATTGATTCATATATAACTAAAGCCTCCTCTATCGATTAGTTACTTTTTTTTTTTAAAACCGTAAGTCCCTTTAGGTTTACGAGTAGCTTTAGCTACTTTTCTTCTGCCAGCCATAGACATTTTTTTACCTGACTCTTTTCCTCTAGTCATTCCTAGCTGTTCGTCTTTTCTAGCATTGTATCCTTGTTTTTTCATATTAGTATACCTCCTGGTTCATACCATACTTTCCTATTAGTAGATATAAAACAAAAATATT